TCAGCAATAACTTTATCAACGCTTTCCCTAGCATCTTCTATCAGCTTTTTAAGCTCTTTTTTTTTAGCCTCAAGATCATCTCGTTTTTTTTGTAAGTCCATAGTTGGTTAGTTTTTGGTTATGAATGTTTTGTAAAAATTCTTTAAACTGTTTCCGATCGCCATATTTTTCGTGGCAAGTCCTACAAAGTAACATCAAGTTTTCGATCACGTCCTTTCCCTTAGTGCCTCCCATCTTTCGGCTGTCAATGTGATGGATGTCGATACCACGCGCTCCGCATACCTCGCAGGGCATAAAATCGCTGCCGTCATAGCCGAACGCTTTAAGGTATATTTTAGTGTGGGGTTTCATCTACGGCCTTCTCATCTTTAAAACGTATTGACCTTGGCGCCTTTCCTTTGTACCGTCTTTTAGGGGTACCTCGTGCGTTCCTTCAAAGCTCCATTCGCGCTTGTAACGTGGTGGTGAATACGATGGATGATTTTTCCATACCTTAGTACCGTCTTTAAATCGCGTGTAACTTAATACAGGCTGAAATGGTAATGGTTTAATCTCGCTTACTTGTTTAGCTGTTAACATAATTTATTTGGTTAGTTGTGTTGTTGCAGTTATCTTCTCAATCTTTGTCCAATAGTCCCTTACTTTTATGTCCCCGTGACCGTTGACGTTAATGCCGCGCTCTTTGTAGTATTTGCGCAGCTGCCATTCGTAACAGGCGTCTTTCACCTCTTCTTCAGTCAATACAATTGATCTGATAATTGCCTTTTGTTTGGCTAGGTATTCGGGTTGATCTTCCATTTATTTAAATTCTGGCCTTTTAACATTCCTAAAAAAATAGTTTGCCGACAATGTACCTCCAGCTTTATCAAATACGCGCTCTGTTTCTTGCCGGTTACTGTCCGTTGATTCCTCCCACTTACTCTTAGCGTATAGTTCGGCTGCTTGTTCCATAGCGGCAAGTAATACATGAACCCCTATTATCCCGCCACCAGCGTGGTTTAGCATTAAATCAAAAGATTCGTACTCATTATTAGTTAGGATTTTGGCCGCTTTGTCTTTTGCTTCTTGGTATGTCATATCGTTAAAGTCTACTCAACTTCCATTTCTTCCCATTCATATCCCCTGTCTTTATGGTCATCACAAAATTTAATTGCTATTTCTTTAGTATAGAAAATTCTAATCGTTACTGGCTCTTGATAATAATTGCTTTTATCAATTACACAATAAACTACTTTTAAATCGTTTTCTTTTTCCATATCGTTAAAGTCTAATCCACTCTTTTTCAGTCTTTACAGTTGGTAGCCGTTAACTAAAGTCACAGAGTGCTAAGAACGAAACTACCAACGTGTAAAAACCTTTTTTTTATTTTATAAAAGTATCCACTCGTCAAAGGTAAGTAAACTACCTGAAGATCGCCACTGCCTGTAAAGCCATCGAAGTACCCGCAACTCGTCAGGGTCTGAGGTTCCAAAAAAATCTCTAGCTTTCATAAACTTCAATATAAATTTCTTGTGCTTCTTCCAAATTGCGAGCGGCTATTTTCTGCTTTTCAATTTCAAAGACCTTAAACTCGTTCAATTGAAGTTTGTCTAATCCCCTAGCTTTTGCGGCTGCTTTCCTTTTTTCTTGGATATAGTACACCTCGTCATTTTGCTTTCTTCTTGCGCTAGCTGCCTTATTTTCAACCCTTGCCTCGTCTTCGCGCTTAATTTCCTCAATGTCCTTCTCAATGCCTTTAAATGATGGCTGGAAGTTTCCTATTAACTTGGCTTTAAACTGATTGGCTAGTTCGTCAATTCTAGCGCTTTCTTCCGGTGTAAGCTGTCGGATCGGTTCCGGCTCTGGTGCGTTAGCTGCCATAAAGTATTTGTCTTTGTACATCGCAAGCCACTTGTATATTACCGAACTGTTTAATGCCTCATAGTCCTGATCCTTTACGATCATTTCGGTAATGATCCGCTTTTGATCTTCTTCCGGTATGTAAGGAAAGTTCTGGGACTGAATAACCATGCCCTGCACACAAACCTCAAATTTACGCGCCCCCTTCGCTTTTCCAGTACTATCGGTGTCCGTCTCGGTCTGCCAGTAGTAAACCTGACGCTTGCCTGTTAAAGCCTCCAAATCGCGGAGGCATTGCTCAAAAAATTGTTTCATATTTCTTCAAAGGTATCAACAACCCAATAAGGCTGATCGTTTTCAGCGGCTTCCATTAAAGCCTCCTGTTTTTGGTCATAAGACAGTTCTTTCCATTCATTTTCCGTAAAACCCAAATCTTCTGGTTTAAATGAATCTGATCTTTGGCGGCTGCTTACTTCGTACTTTACTTTAATTTTCATAGGTCAAAGGCTAGTTTTTTTGATCCGTTAACATTTGTTTCTAGGTATAGATTGTAAGAATTAAACAGGTGCATAAAGTCCTTAAAATGCCTTCCATGGTTCTTTTCGATAAAATTTTGCGCCCGGTGCGGTTCTCGATACATTGATTTGTTTGCCTCATAGTATTCCTTAAACCCGTCAACACCGCAAACCTTTGTCAGCTGGCTACCGATATGCTTTCTTTCAATTATTAAAAAAAAATCACCGGTTCCTATATTTATAATCTCATTCTTTTCTTCTTCTTTTTCTTTTTCTTCTTCTATATTGGTTGTTTTCGGTTGTTCTCGGTTGTTTTTTTCTGCGTTTTTGTTGCCTTTTGGCGCACCTCCCTTACTACCGTTTTTAGAATTTCTTTCCGAAATGTGTCCTCGCTCGTTGAATTGGTCACGCAGGAAAGTAATTTCTATTAAGTCATCACTAACTTTGATATGATTTCCGTCAATAAGTCGGTTGATTGTCGCTTGTTTTAATTTAAGCCTTCGGTTGATTTCGCTTAATTTTAAACAACCGGACTTAAACCAGTAGTGAGCGCAAATGTTTATAAAAGCCCCCTGCACTTCTAGCGGCTCAAGTGTAATTCCTCCGCTAATCCATTCGGAGCAGTTAAATTTAAAATAGGGAAGTTCCTTCATAAAAAGTATCCGACCCTACCAAAGGCGATCCGGTGGGACATAGTCCTCTTAGTCAATGATAGGAGTCGGAATATTTTTGATGTTTTCATACCGTAATCGCACTACAATACTAGCAAAATTCTTACACAATTCAATAGGGTTGGGGAGAATAAATTACAGTTCGTTTGTTGCTTTTTCAACACTTGAAACCATATCCTCAAACTCTGACCCTTTTTGATAGTCGGGATGTACCCTAACGGATAAACAAAGTCTTTCTACCGACTTAATCAGTTCTTGATATTTTTCTTGAGGTAAGATTGCAAAATTGCCCGCTGATACCTTGTAATCACTTGGCATCTTGAATGACCAAATACACTTTTTAAAATTGGCATCATCTGCCGTTCCGAATTGCGCTTTTAGTTTTGACATAGTTTTAATTTTTTACAGTTCAATTATCGTCTTACTGTCAGCATTTAACCAAGCCTTAAACTTTAGTAACTGCCTTTCACTTCTGGCGGCATAGGCTCGACCGTTCCAAGAAACAAAATGTTTCCTTTTTGTGGTCACCGGGCTTTTAACACGGATCACGGGTAAATCTGATCGGCTCATAAATGATCTTCATTAATGTCAATCCATCCATCACCAGCGTAATATTTAAAAAGATGTAGGTCGTAAACAACCATATCTAAGTTTGGGTCAGGATTGTAAAGGTTTTCAATATCAAACCATTTAGTTAAAAATGGCTCTTGTATTAGAGTTGTTACTAAGTATCTCATTGCTTCAATCCTTTATAGTAAGTTTCAATTAACGTTTCATCTGAATTTGGAATACCGCTACTGTCGACAATCCATAATCCTTGAGTCGACCAGAATACATAGATAAAATAGTTGCAAGTGCAACTAATAATCCACGCCTCTTTGCTTGCCTCCTCTAGTGTTTTAAATGCTTTTGGCGCGTCCATTATAGTAGTTTTAAATGAAGTGATGGAAAGTGCCACTGTTGAACTTTCTTATTCGTTTCTGGGTCAATAACCTTTTCACCGGCCTTTACGATCTTATGCTTTACAAGCGTATTCATTCTGCCTGAAACGGTAGATGGATACATATTTGCATAGTTAGCTATCTCCTTGTTTGTGGCACGTCCTTTCAACTGAATAAGAACGGCTAACACTTTCTTTTCTTGTTCTGAAAAGTTAGTTGTTCGGTAAGCCTCCAGCGAGGTATCACGCATCTTTGTTTTCATTTGTTCAGGATTAATTTTTTCACAACTCTTACAATTAACATCGACATTGGAATACCCAAGCCAATCAACGTCCATCCTAGCTGCCACATAGGGCTAATCGAGTCTATACGCTTTGCGTACATTACAACCAAGCATATCACAATAGAAAGAAAGGATGGCAAGAAAAAAAAGAAGACAACGCCCATTATCCAGGGGTCAAATTGGTCGCGGTCTGGCTCGTATGGCAGGCACTTGTATTTTACGTTTCTCATATCAAAAATTAATTAGTGGTCGAACTGGAGTAGTAGGGGAGGCAAAGAAAGAACCGCTATCAGTTGTAACTATGTAGTTGTTTTCTCCTTTCTGGTAGAAAGTGTAAACAGTCCCTCCCGTGTGTCTCAATCTAAAAGTTGCCCCTTCAGTCAGGTCTTTGAGAAAGCATTCGCGGCCTTCCATTACTTGTTTAGTTCTTTTTTTCATTGCTTTTGTTTTTCATTTAGATTTCTTGGCTTCATTAGTTAAAAATTGAATCTGTGAAATTCTAATCGGGTAAACAGACTCTCCCATAATGTTAGTCTCGATTTTACCTTTGTCTATTTCTTCACAAGTAAAAACGTTTTCTGATTTGCTTTTGATCCTTAACCGTTCACCGTCTAAAAGATGATAAACAAAATCGCCTATACCTAATGTCATGGTTTTGAATTTAAAGCCTTCACTTCTTCAACTTTTGAAAGTCTGATCCGCATTAACTTAGTCGGCTCTTTTCGCTTGCGACCAGCTCCATTACGCTTGCCTCCGTGTGATTTTTTTTTCATTTTTTTAAATGCTCTTAGTTAATTGATACTTTATAAGTAATTCCTGAGCTTGAGAACTGAAGGCCATTATAAATTAATGATTGGTAACCGATGGCTGAAACAAATTTTTGAGCTGACTTTAAACTCTTGTACTCTTTTACAACTTTGTAATCTGAAGTGTTGTAAGTGCCAGTTGTGATTTTGATTTCCATAAATTTTAAGGTTTAGATTTTTTCCCATTCTTTAGAAGCTACATTGTATTTTTCATCAATGTGAGCAGCGTTATGCAATTGAACTAACTTACTGTCTTTCTTTGCATAAGTTTCAAACTCACAAATTGAAATTGCTCCTTCGATACATTCTTCAATTGAATCACATGAGTCAATTCCTCCAACCATAACTTTCATTACCTGAGCAACTTTATCAGCACCAACCAATTCAGTAAGTGTTGCTATTATTTGCTCTCTGTTGTTTTTTAAGTCTTGAAGTGTCATTGCTTTAGCGTTTAATTATGATGTAAATATACAGCGACAACTTGAATATTGCAACAAATTTCAAGATTATTTTATAATTATTTTTTTTATTCTCAAAAAACCTTGTTTTTAGGCTAATTTCGCGCTTTTTAGATTACAATTAAATAGCCGAAAAATGGAAGTTTCCAGTCAAAAATTGCTTTCCAGTTGAAAACATACTCAACTGACTTAACGTCTCGATTCATTATATCGCGCCTGACGGCTTCGATGTCGGTGGTGAATAAGGTCATATCTTAGAGTTATTACGTTCACTTGATACCATGCTCTGCCAGATCGTTTGCATCCGATCACGTACACTTGGAGGGTAAATAGCCCGCTCCCACCAATGATTTGCTTTGTCATCGAAAAAACTTACTTTAAGATACGGCTGGGTCATTCCTGTCTTTGAGGTGCGGTTAGGTTTCATATCAAAAAGGCAAATCGTCTGGACTTGAATGTTCGGACTTTGGTGGAACGTATGCCCCCGGATCGGCTCTCTTTTCGGATGCTGACAAAGAAAAGAATTTACCTTTTTTGCCATCCTTTACCCATGCTGCAAACTGCCATTCTTTGCCGTTTGCATCTTTCCAAGTCCCCTGATAATCTGGATGATTTGTCGCTGTCTTGCGGTCGTTCTTAAAAAGTACACCGCTGTTTGGTTTCTGTTCGAATGCCATGATTATAATTGGTTTAAAAAGTTTCTGCAAAATATTACTCTTTCGTGTGCTTTGTCAATCGCTGCCTGATCTCGTGGTATTTGAAATTCAATGTACTTCTTTTCGTTTGGAATGTCATCGTAGTTTGAATTCTTGTCCACTTGTTCACAGGCTTTCAAATACGCCTCGTCTGCCTCTGGGTCGATCACACCCATTGTCCACATTAGTTTTTTCTTTTGATCCTCTACTAACTTAAAAGGAGTGTTAACCAAACAGTAAACAAGTTTAGCCGTTTGAGCTCCAGTTAAATCCATGTAAGCCTGAAGCTGCCAGTAATACATTTTATTGATTGGCTTACCCATTACCGAAAAAAAAGTAAATATATCCCAACTTGTTTTAATGTCAACGATCAAATCACCGTCAACAATATCAGGCGTACCGATAAAGAAATCATTTTTGAAGGTGATTTCATTCTTTACGAATAGTTGGTCTTTTACCAACGTGTAAAGGTCTAACGAGTCCTCTTCTGCAAGTAATCCTTTTTCAATATACTTGTTGGTCACGTCTTTATTGCGTCCGTAGACTTTAGAAACGTAGCACTCGATTAAGTGAGATTTAGCCGTTTCGCCTAGTTCTTCTTTTGTTCTGCTCTCGGGTAGAATTAAACCGAGTGAGGATGGATGGAATAAATAATTGTCAAACATTTTTTTTATCGTTTAAAAGTTGTTTTCTTTTTTCTACCCGGTCAATGATTGCGGTATCTGGCTGGAACGGTACGGTATTTTTACGGCTTACATTTGATCCAAATATATTTCCTATCATTTCGGCAGCGTCTTTAATAGCGTAAGATTTAGCAGCAGGAAAGGCCATTGCAATAGCCCCGTTATTAATATTTGCAAGATCGGCAGGGCTTGTACCTTTTGCCGTCTGTAATTGCACTGCCCCGATGCCATCTGAATAAGACCAATCATTTAAAGCTGGATTGAAGTAATGAATCCTAACGGTAACCCATACCCCGTTAAATGCCGTACCCTGACCTGTTATCTCAACGTGGTAAGATTTAAATATTTTGCGTAATAGATACTCCACCTTGTCAATCGGCAAATATTCGTAAGGGACAGGGTTACCGTGTTCGTCTTTTACTTTAATGTACGGATGCTTTGAAATCCATTTAGATGGCGGGTTTACGTTTAAAATTGCATTTAAACCCTCCGATTTTCCAGCAAGTTCTAATGAGTCATCAAACAGTTCTTGCAATGTAGGCAGGTTGCTTTCAATTTTAGCTGGTATTTTAGGCGTTTCCATAGTTTAAAATTGTGGTGTTTCGATTTCCATTTTGTAGCCCCAGAAAGGTAGGCTCCAGTTAAAAAGAGCTTTCCAGTTGAACACGAAGTCAAGCGATTTAACGCCTCCCATTTTAACGTTGCGGGTAACTGTTTCAAAGTTGTCTGTGAAGATTGTCATTTCAAAACTCGATTAAGGTTCTAATCTCGTACTCGTCTGCATCTCTCAGCTCTTTAGCGTATTTAATCGCTTTCTCTTTAGTTTTTTCCTCATCTTCTGGATAAAAACAAAATGACTGCATAAAACCTTTTTCAGAAGTAACTAAAAAGTAATCTAACTTACCCACCGTTTTTACTAATTCTATTTTTACATTTTTCATGTTTATTTATTTGGTTATTGATTTAAGATACTTTCTTAATGCCCGTACCGCTTGAGCCTCCGTCCAGAAGTGGTAAGTACTACTTTCAAAGTCTAAAGCGTAGTAGTCTAGTAAGGTGATGTGGCGAATCATAGTTCTTCTTTAAAAACATTATTCATATCAATTCCGTTACTTTTACACAGCTCTGACATCCAAATAGCAAAATAATGGCCTTTCAATCTACAAATTAATCCTTCGTCAA